CCTTGAAGAATCTCATCGATGAGGCTCATAACGCGCGCTTTATATCACTACAAAGCGTGTTACACAAACTAAACGCCGTGCCAGACTTTCCGGGTACAGATTTCAAATTAGGCCACTACCAAAGCGTTGGCGGCATGGTTTACGAAGATGGCGAAGTAAACATGCGAGCCGCGTTCGGGGCCGATCCCGGTTGTTGTAGTTGCCCAAACTGCAAGCAGATGTTTTGGTCTTTCGGTCGCGTGATCGAATGTACCGAGTGTAAGTTTCAGTTTCCTACGGACTGGTGGCCGATGTATTCCTACGGCGTGGGCGACGCTCACACGTTGAGCGGGGAGCGCCAATTTCCCGACGCTGATTTTCGGACGCGCCTGATTGCCGGAATCAACGAGTTCCTGAAATAGTGCTTAAGAAGATGCGAACTGAGGCGATAGCTTATGCGGTGGTTGCCAAAATCTTGCGTAGTACGGAGAGCGTGACAATATGACCAGCGACCGACCCGCTGAACGAGGAGGGACTATGAGCGAATCTACGTCAACTTATTACGATACGTTTAAGTTGCAAGTGCCTGAATGCACGATCATCGTTACAGGGAAATGCAACGCGAGCGGAAAGGGAACTGGCCACTTTTCTATCGTGATACTCAACCCTCAAGGCGATATTGTTGGACATTCAAGCGCGTCCGGTTACTACAACTACAATGCAGACCAGTTCGCACACAAGGAACTAGCTCATTTCTTGAGAGAACGGGAGTGCTACCAATGAGCAAACCAACTGACATACCTGAGCGCGTTGCTGAGAGGCCGTCGAACAAGCCTGATGAGCATATCGCGTGGCTGCGTTACGTCAATCACGGTCAAGAAGAAGATTCCGGCGCAGACATTCTGACGATTGAGACTTGCAATTCAGACGCGCCGGGAGCGTTCAAGGTCTATGCCTCAATGCCTGTTGAGCCTGACGCGTGGGAAGAGGCAATCAAAGAAGCGCGGCTCGCAAAGACTGACGGTATCGGTTCGACAATGAGCAATCTTGGAGTTGACAGAGTCATTGCACGACTGGAAAGGGTTCGCAAACTACTATACGCCGCCCCTCCCCCGTCAGTACGAGTTGAACAGGCGCGTGCTCAGGCGTTCGAGGAAGCGGCGCGAATTGCTGAAGATCAGTCGAACATCGATATGGTAGGCGGTTCGACTGGCAATGCTTATGGAACAGCGAAACGAATTGCTGCCGCTATCCGCACCGCAACAAAGGAAGGGGGAATTGAATCGTGAAGATAAGAGTTCAACGTGAAGATGGCTTATGGGAACTGATCGACCTGCCTTCGGGCGAAACGTCAGCAATGGATTTGGATACCAACAATTGCATCTTTGCGGGTCGATTGGTCAACCACTATTTCAACCAAGAGGGCTATTACATCGGGCCGGGACGCAGCATGGAAGCGATGCGCGATACGCATTCGATTGAAGGTGCTGAGGCTCAAGAGGCCGAACTAGAATCATCGCGGACAACGCAGGACGTTTTAGACTCGGATGAGTTGGACGTGTGATGGCCGCCGAGGGAGAGAGTGATGGCTAAGACGCCAATCGAAATGATTCTTGACGGGGTTGTTGAGTGGCGAGTAGTTCAGCAGTCGGACACGCCTGATCCAATTGAAGATAACCTGCCCTACGCAACGCATTCTGGCGTTCTGAAGATTGGCGACTATTCACTGCGTTGCTATCGCCTGAGCAACGGACAAGCAGTCTTCAATGCTGATGATTTTGAGAAGTTCTTTAGCGAAATCATCAGCGGCGACGAGGCAACCAATGGCTGACCGGCGATCACTTCCAATTCGAGATGCCGATGGCGCGATTTGGGAAGTTCACAGCGACATTCTCGCTGATGAAGTTGGTGAGTTTATGTGTACCGCGTGCTTCACGGTTGATGACGCAAGATTGGTTCAGCGGTACTTGATGCTGACGCCTCACGCCCAGCGGCTTGTGCGACGGTGCGTGGCGCGCATGTCAGCATGTATTAAGGATTCAGAGACGGAACAATGAGGGCAACCAATGGCTGACCAATCGGCAGGGCGAGATGTGCTGACGTGGGGTTGGGGCTTTGCATTCTTTGTAATGCTTCTTCTGTTCATTGCCGTCTCCGAAGAAACGATAGTTTGGAAACTTTCGGGGCAGATTAACGCCCGCTGTACACAGGGAAAATGACCATGACAATCACGGCAGGGCGAGTCCGCGTTTTCAAGGTTGGCGTGTTTCCGTGCCGCAAAGCAAGTTTTACGGCTTACACGACTTGGTACAACCCGTCATGGTCAGAGTGTTGCGAGCATACCGTTGAGGCGGTCAATGGAACGGCGGCCAAGAAGATCGCAATCCAAGAACATCGAGAGCGGTGCATTAAGGAGTCTCAGCCATGACAACTAACCAATCACCCGCGCAAGTAGCGGCACGAATCGCTGATGGGTTGTTTCGCAGTGGCGCAGGCGAGGAGGCGGAACGTCTCTTGTTAATCCGTGAGGTGTCGCGGGGTTCAATTCAAGTTACGCACGGGCGCGAACTGGGCGGATGGTGCAAGTCAGCTATAGCGGATCGGATCGATGAGGCCCTTACCACCGCTCAGTCCCAGTTGGCCGGAGAGGTGGCCGATGCTGTTAATGTTGCGATTCCGTGTCTCGACAAAAGTCATGATGACCGCTGGTGTCCGACTTGTGAGGATCACCGTGATGCTCAGGACGTAATTGAAGACCGCCTGCGCGAACTTGTTCGCCAGGTTGGGAGTGAAGGTGGAGGGGTGATGGCGAGTCCGTACTGGCAGCACACAAAGCCGCTTAGGTGTCCGAAGCGTCACAAGATGATTTGGCTAGGCTCGGTGTTCTGGATTTGTGGTCGCGGGAAGTGCAATACGATTTACATTCAGACAGGCCCAAAGGCGAAGAAGAATGAAGCAACCAAGTAAATACGCAAAACTTCAATATGCAGCGTTAGCTTGCGGTGAGTTCTTCCGCGACGAATTGACGTTCGGGGATATCGAATCGCTCAGTCCGCGAATCGCAAAGCACATGCAGGCGCTCAGGGAGACGTGCTTTGACGCACTCGGCGATCCGTCTGTTGCTGACGCTGCGGCAATTCGGCGCAAGGTGTCGGTAAACGTAGAGGAATCAGCTATGCACGGCCACTCGGCTGGCAATTAGAGGGGAGGGGTGAATGGCAACAAGAAAACCAAATAAACTGTGCCCGATTTACTTCACCGACTCAGAGTTACGCGAAGTCACTTGGGCGATTCACAACTTCACTCGCAAGGGCCAGAAGCGCCGCGAGATTCACGCTCAGGGCCGCGCCGCAGAAAAGGTTGATAGTTGCGTGCGGCAACGGGAGCGAGACAGGAAAGAACGGCTGCTGAGATTGGAGTTGAACCATGCCGACAACCACTGACACAGAGGGGCAAAAACTCGATTGGGTGACGCTGGAATGGGCGGCGAAATGGATTGAGGGTTCATTGTCAGGCGAAACAGACAATCGCGTGATTGAATTTGCCAAGAACATGGCGATGACGCTGCGGGCTGCGAAGCCGCCGATTGACTTTACTTGTCGAGTCTGCGGCCTGACGTGTGACATCGCCCCTGATCCACCTGAGCGCGCGGTCTGTCCTGAACACTGTGAAGATCACGATTATCGCTATGAACGCGAACTGCGCGGTCACTATTGTTTCCATTGCGGAGAAGAGGCGCCGCCAGACTTGTACGAGGATTAAACCTATGACAACCACTGACCAATCGGGGCGAGAGGGCGACAAGCAGATGCCTGAAGAGTTTCTATCAAGTAATTTGAGTATCAAAGACCCGATCATCATCGACCCGCCGGGCGCAACCGCGGCGCAAGGTTGGGATGATTGCCACAAGTATGTTGAAAGCGTTGGTGGCATGGTTTACGAGGACGGGGAAGTAAATATGCGCGCGGCGTTCGGAGCCGATCCCGGTTGTTGTAGTTGCCCAAACTGCAAGCAGATGTTTTGGTCTTTTGGTCGCGTGATTCAATGCACTGAATGCGGCTTCCAATTTCCTACGGATTGGTGGCCGATGTATTCCTACGGGGTGGGCGATGCTCACACGCTGAACGGAGATCGCCAATTTCCCGATCCTGATTTTCGGGTGCGCCTGATTGCGGGAATCAACGAGCGAATGCCTGAACGCATCCAGCATCCTTACTACAAATACGGCTTTGAAAATCCCGTGGAAAGCGCATGGGAAGAACACGACAAACTACCGTGGAAAGCAATCATGAATCAGGAGCAAGTAAACCATGACACCCCCTGACAAGCAGACCACTGAGACAGGCGACAAGCAGGGCGACCGACCCGCTGAACGAGGAGGGACTGAAAAGTAAATGAGCGGTTGGAGTAAAGGGATCGCCGAATGGAAAGAGGGAGACACCGTATTTCTGTCGGTTGCCTTTACTTGGAACTTGGATCAGGCGTATTCGCGTGCGAAGTTTGCCCGCGCTGAGGGTTTCAAAGTTCGCGTTGGTGGCCCTGCGTTGTTTCTTACGCAGATGAAATCTCGCATTGCGGAAGTGGCTGACATTGGCGGCGATCACCCCGACGCAGTGAGGCGTCACAATCCGCTGGCGACGAAAGCAAGTGAGGGTTGTCCAGTTGGTTGTTGGTTTTGTATCGTCCCCGCAATGGAAGGCCGTGAGTTTACGCTATTGCCTGACTTTCCCGTTCGCCCGATCCTCTGTGACAACAATCTATCGGCGCTGCCCGTCGAATATCAGGACTACATTATTCGCCGCTATCAAGAGACGGGCACAAAACTGATTGATGCTAATAGCGGATTCGAGCCGATCACGTTTACGCCCGATGTCTATGCGCGATGGAAACCTCTAATCAACGCTGGCCGTGGGCCGTGGCGATTCGCTTATGATGAACTTAAAGAGCGCGAACAGGTGTTAAGTGTTATGCGAATGCTCGCTGATGAGCCACAGAAACGTAAACGCGTCTATGTGTTGATCGGCAATGAACCTGTCGATGATTGCCTGCGTCGGATTCAGGAAGTCATTGACCACGGATGCGAGCCGCACTGTCAACCGTTACTTAAACTCAACGCACCTGAGCGCGTGCCGTGGGTTCGATTTGACTGGACAGAACAAAAACTCCGCGACGTTGCGCGATGGGCGAACAAGTGGATTTGGAAACAAGCGTCATTCGCCGAATACAACAACCACTTTCGATTGGGCCAAGCAGCACGCGAACGCTACGATGCACGGCAAGGACTATTTTTCTGACCCGCGCTGAACGAGGAGAGACTATGAGCGAATCAGCTTTGCGTGGCGCGATGAGTCGAAAAACAAGCAAGCGGCCAAAACCGCAGTTCCGTGTACGGAACACGATGCCCGCGCCACGCACCGAATTCGATACCATTATCAAGGGGCGTCATCCCGTTCATTACGAGACGTTGCCGCACGACAAGAACTGTCCTGACCCGAAGCATTGCGACTGCGATTGTCACGGTTGCGTTCATGCTCGCAACGGCAAGGTATTAAGCGAGAAGAATCGCGCATGGTTCATTAAGACTTACGGGCTGCCGATTCGCTATCTTTGCGCGAAAGACAACTATCAAATACCGGAGGCTTACTAATGAAAAATTGCGTAAATTGCGGCAACGAAATCAGACGCGACGGTGATGAGTGGTATCACCATCTCACGTCTACTGGATGCGACAAGCCTCAAGCGAGCGAAGATAACGAGCGAATCAAGCGGCTTGAAGCTGAGAACAAATCGCTGCGCCACATGCCTGAGCGCGTTGCTGAGAGGCCGTGCGCTGAGTGTGGTCAGACTAAGTACCACGCGCCTTACTGCAAGATTAACTTGGAGCGTTGCAATGCACGCTCGGTAACTATGCAACTAATCCTCGACAGCGAGCGCGTTGCTGAGCCAGCGGTGTGCTCTCATCCAATTCCGATCTCTGGGCCTGCTCAGTGTAAAGCTGGCCATTGGATGGGTTCACCAGAGCATCCAGTAACTGTACCCGCCACCGATCCCATCTACGACCTCGGCAAGAATCCGGTGGCGTGCGGGGAGCCAGAGGTGGGTGATGAAGCACTATATGATGAGTTTACACGGCAAGCGCAAGCTAGTCGCTCCGCGCCTGTCCATCCCCAAGAACCTGAGCGTGGCAATCTGCAAGAAGCCATCAAACGTCATCGTGACCATTATGAGAAGTTAGCTGAGTCAGGACAACTTGCGCCGGAGGACGAGGCTCAACTACGGCACGCACTCGCCGCGCCCTCAGCCCAAGCACCGCAGAGATTTGCGTTAAGCGGTCGCTGCGACAACGGCAACCACTCGAAGTGTCCATATCCTGACAAGTGCAAGTGTGACTGTCACGCCCCGCCCTCAGCCCAAGCAGGGCCGGAAGCAATCGGCAAAGGTGGGTTCGCTAAAATCGTTCGACAAGCAGTCGAGCCGATCAAGGGGTTGGTTTCTGATGAAGTCTACCGCGACGTGTTCATTCGAGTATTGGCTGTCTACACGTCCGCTAAGGCGCTTAATCGCACTCCCCCACCAGTGGGAGTTGAAGAGGCGCTGGCTGAGTTGCGGACGCGCTTTCCCGGTGAAGGCATTGTGATTACGTTTAGAGACTACTCAGGCATTAACGGGTGCGAAGAAAATGGGTTTGTCACAGTTGCCACTGGAACCGGGGACGGCGTAGGCGCAACGCTGGCCGAAGCTATGGCCGCTGTCCGCGCCGCAGCGGTGAAAGGAGAAGAGAATGGCTGACAAGATTATTCATGGAGGCTTTTGTAACAACTGTGGAGGTTGGCACGACGCGCTAGACATGGCCCATCGCTGCCCTGCTTGTCATATTGCGCGCGACAAGGCACTGGAAAACTTGCGTGAGGTTGCGGGAATGTATTGCGAGCGATTGCCCGCTGAAGTCGTTGAGGCGCTTCACGCAATTCCATCAAAGGAGCACGCCCATGAGCACTGAAACCAAATCACCCGAAGCGCCGCCAGAGGCGAACACGATAATTCCAAATGATTCATTGATGCACAAAGCAGCGGGAAACTTAGCCTTTCTGATGTCTGTGATTCGATGCGGCGAAGTCCTGCACGCCGACGAAGAGGCCCATGTGCGCGAAATAATCGACGCGCTTGAAGTTGCCGACCGCCGCGCCGACACCACGGCTGACATAGTTGAAGTCGCTAAAAGGGCGGCTGAGAAGATTGACAAGTACACTGACGACGCTGAAGCGCCCACGCGGGAAGATTACCTTGATGGGATCGCGGCGATTATCACCGCTGAATTGTCCACGCCGACAGTGCCAGCCGATGATGAAGGGCGAGCGAAGTTGGCTCCAACAGAAAGATGCGGAGATTGCGCAGCTTGAAGCAATCATCGAGGAGTTAAACTTTCAAGGGTCTTGACCGTCAACTATATGCCAAAAGAAGCTGAACTATGGAATCTTGCTGATCCTTCAGAGAGGCATCGTTTGATGCGACAAATCAGCACGCTTCCGGCAGGATTGTATGAAGTCCTGATCAAGCCTAAGCGAAAAACACGATCACTTAATCAGAACTCGTACTATTTTGCCGCAGTAGTTTCTCCGTTTCGAGAATGGCTCATTGAGAATTGGGGTGAGAGGGTAACAACAGAGCAGGCGCATGAAACTTTGAAACTGGCTCTGCTGGAACGACGAGAGGCCGGGGGAATTGAAATGATGCCAAGCACACGGAATCTAGACACGGCGGCATTCTCAGAATACCTGGAAAGTGCGATTCAGTTTCTTGCGACTAAATGCGATATTTGTGTGATTCCGGCAGAATTTTACTACGAGAAAGGTAGATCATGAGCGAACAACAATCATTAGAGCCAATCAAATCAGAAGACCCATACCTTGATCTGATTCGAGAAGTGTCAGGCAATCCTGAACTGTCTGCGGAGAAGTTAAAAATCCTCGTGGATATGCGCCTACTGCTGGAAGACCGCGAAGCCGAAAGACTGTTCAAAGTGGCAATGCTGGCCGCGCAAAAAGAAGTCGTCGCGCTCAGGTGGGACAAAGTAAATCCTGAAAAAAACAGTCGCTACGCTAGTTATCCAAAGATTGAAGCGATGCTCCGTCCGATTCGGGAGAAGTATGGCTTTGTTCAAAGTTACGACACAGAGCACAGCGACGTGCCTGATCAGATGATCTTCTGCTGTGACGTGACGCACGAAGACGGATACACCAAACGCTATCGGTTGCCCATGTCAATCAGCGGATTAGGGGCGAAGGGCGGTGGAGTGATGAGCGGCGCGCAAGCAGTGGGCAACGGCGTGTCTTATGGGATGCGTAATTTGGAGAAAATCATCTGGAATATTCCAATGCTCGTGGACAAAGACGACAACGACGGGAACCCGCCGCGAGAGTTAATTACCCCAAAACAAGTGGCCGATTTGAAAGCCTTGGTTGAAGAAGTGAAGGCCGATCTTCCGGCTTATTTGAAGTACATGAAAATTGATGCGCTAGAAAACATGCCAGCGTCTTTCTACGCAAATGCTGTGAAGGCTCTTGAAAAGAAAAGGAAAAAAGCGGCATGAGTGAAGACGTAGCCCAAGGTAGCGCTGAATGGAACCAGCTCAAGTGCGGATGGATCGGCGCCTCACGCATAGGCGACATGCTTGCAACCACAAAGAGCGGGTGGGCCGCATCGCGTAAGAACTACTTCAATGAGCTGGTCGCCCAGAGACTCACAGGCAGGCGCACGAGTCGCTATATCTACAGTCTGAATAACCGATTAGAAATGGAACCAGAAGCACGCGATGCTTACGAGTTCTATACAGACAATCGAGTTACGCAAGTTGGGTTTATTCCGCATCCCCGAATCGACCGCGCTGGCGCTTCACCTGATGGATTGGTCGGTGACGATGGTGGCCTGGAAATCAAGTGCTGTGATGGGGCGGCACATCTGGCAATGATCGAAACTGGTGTGATTGACTCGGCTTACCTATACCAATGCCAGTTTGGGATGGCGTGTTCCGAATGTCAATGGTGGGATTTCGTTTCCTATCACCCAGACATGCCAGAAGAATTAAAGTTCTGGACGAAGCGAATTGAACGAGATGATCACTGTATCGCAAAGATTGAAGAGGCCGTGCGAGAGTTCGACGCGGAAATTGAAGCCAAGATAGCCGCACTTCGCAACGGTTGGCTTTAGTTTGCCGGGTAGCCTTCTTGAGCAAATTGGGACTTGCTCAAAATCCGGTCGCATGGTGGAGGCTATCCGGCAATTCAAAAAAAGAAATTGACGAAGCAGGAATTTAGGATTATTGTTCTTTGACAATTTGACGTGCCGTTTGGCGAGCGGCTATTATCAAACTCAGAGCGGCTTTTCACAGTCGCGTCCGTCAGTCTCGTTCACCTTTCTGAGTTGGGTAACGAGATCGCCAGACGCGGCGCGACGGTGAAAGGCCGTTTTTGTGTCTGATGAAGCATGAAATAAGCGACCAAGGCGATCCTCAGAAATACTGGACGCAAATCCCAAACATTGTCTATACGCTTGGCCTGACAACTTTTGAGTTCACGCTATACAGCCACCTGAAGTGGGCTGCTGGCGCAAAACCAAATGGCAAGTGCACAAAATCCACAGCAACGCTCGCAAAAGAAACTGGCATGGGAGCGGGTACAGTTAGCAGAGCGAAAACAGAACTTGAAAAGAAACGACTAGAACTGGGAGGGAAGTCGCTGATTAAGACCAAAGAAGTATCAAATCCGCGAGGTGGAAAGCCATACCAGGAGATAACAATTACGGATATCTGGAAGGTCAACATACTGCATTTTGCAAGTTCCACCGTGGAAGTTGACGAGGCCGACCAAGTTCCAGTGGAAGTTGAACCAAGTTCCAGACCAACTTCCACCGTGGAAATAAACAAGAACTATAAACAAGAACTTAATACAAACAAGAACATACAACAGCGCGGGACGCGCTTGCCTGATGATTTTACTCTTTCAGAATCCATGCGCGAATGGGGGAAAACATACGCGGCGCACGTGAACCTTGATAACGCTCTTTTAGAATTTATTGACTACTGGCGCGGGGTTCCTGGTAGTCGTGGAACCAAGCTTGACTGGGCGGCCACGTGGCGCAACCGAATGAGGGAATTAGAAGCGCGGGGCACACATCGAAATGGAAACGGGTTTCGCACGACATCAAAAGCCGAGCAGAGCGTTTTGAACGGAGAAAGATTGATAGCAAGGTATGAGCAACAACAACGCAGAATACGCAGCGAGGGTGAGGATGATCACAGAAATGGCGGCGGCCTTCCCGAGCGTGCTGATTTCTGAGGACACTATCGACGTGTTTGCGCGTGAGCTTTACGACGTGCCTCTGGTTTTACTGCGGCGCGCTACCACTCAAGCGATGGAATCATGTCGGTTCTTTCCAACCATCGCGGAGCTGCGAGAAAAGATTGATGCGATGGTTACACGGCAATACCAAGCACCATCATCAAGCTGTCCGAAATGTTTTGGTTCTGGATGGGAGCAGTATCGAGACGATCTGAATTACAACGTGGCGCGGAAATGCTACCACTGAAATGAAATTCAACCCTGCTCATTCACACTGGCAAGAAGAGAGCCGCAGATGTCCTAAATGCGGTGAGAAACTTTCATTAAGCCAGTTTTATACGTGCAATGCGAGGCCGAACAGGAAATCAGCGTATTGCAAAGACTGTACTAAGGGGATGATTTACGAATCGCGGAAATCATGAGCGCACAGCCAGCGTTTCAATTTGAGCCTAAGACTAAGCGCGACCTGCTTCGTGAGGCGCTCTTGGCCGGCCGGAAGATGTCAAAGCAGGACATACTCCGCGAATTCTCGATCTGGAACTCTGGCGACCAGATTATGAAGTTACGCCGTGAGGGACTGAAGATCCAAACGGAAATGGTGACTCGCGGAGATAATACTTATGCAATCTATTTTATCGAGCAAGAATAACTATCAGGACTTCCTGAAGTCTAAACAGGTCTCAGTTCGGCCAAGCGGATTCACGCCAGACGCGCTTTGCGATGACCTGTTCGAGTTTCAGTCCGACATCGACCGATGGGCATTGGAACGAGGACGCGCCGCGATTTTTGCGGATTGTGGCCTTGGAAAAACTCCGATGCAACTTCAATGGGCCGAAAGCGTAGCGCACAAACTCAACAAACCAGTCTTAATTCACGCACCGTTAGCAGTTTCAAAACAAACCGAGCGCGAAGGGAAGAAGTTCGGAATCCCTGTCAAGGTGGTGGCGTCGGATATTGAAGTTCGTAAACCTGGGGTCTACGTGACGAATTACGAGAAGATGCAGCACTTCGATCCGTCTCGATTCGGCGGCGTGGTTCTTGATGAAAGCTCGATCCTGAAATCGTTCACAGGTGCAACGCGAAACATGCTGATTGAGCGTTACCACGACACGCCAATGAAACTATGTTGCACGGCCACGCCGTCACCTAACGACTTCATGGAGCTTGGCAATCACTCAGAGTTCTTTGGAGTCCTCACGCGCACGGAGATGCTATCAACTTTCTTCGTTCATGATGGCGGGGAGACTTCCAAGTGGCGACTCAAAGGCCACGCCGAAGAAGAATACTGGAAGTGGATCTGCGAATGGGCGGTGATGATTCGCAAGCCATCCGATCTTGGATATTCAGACGAAGGGTTTACGCTTCCGAAATTGAACATTCAGCACCATATAGTCGATGGCCGTCCGAGTGAGGGTTATCTATTCCAGGTTGAAGCGCAAACCCTGAACGAGCGGAGACAAGCAAGACGAGCCAGTTTGGAGGATCGGGCTGCGATGCTGGCTCAAATTGTCGCGCAGAAACCCGATGAACCGTGGCTGATTTGGTGCGACCTAAACGACGAAGGCGATCTAGCTGAGAAGTTAATCCCTAACTCAATCCAGGTTGCGGGTCGCCACACGGACGAACAAAAAGAAGATCGGATGATGGGATTTAGCGAAGGGCGCTATCAGGTTTTGGTTAGTAAACCATCGATCGCTGGATACGGAATGAACTGGCAGCACTGTCCCAATGTGGCATTTCTCGGCCTTAGTGATTCGTTTGAGATGTACTATCAGGCAATTCGCAGGGTGTGGAGATTCGGTCAGACGCGAGAAGTTAATTGCCACATTATCACTTCAGAATCAGAGGGCGCGGTAGTCAAAAACATTCAACGGAAGGAAGCCGACGCGCTTAAAATGGCGTCCGAAATGGTCAAACATATGAGCGTGTACAACACTGAAACTGTTCACCGAAAGACAGTCCGCACGGCTACGGATTACAAAACCCACAACGAACACGGCGACGGATGGTCCATGTATCTCGGTGACTGCGTTGAAAACGCAAAGACCATTGCAGATGATTCAATTCATTATTCGATTTACTCTCCGCCGTTTGCGTCTCTTTACACTTATTCAGCCAGTGACCGGGACATGGGCAACGCTCGAACCCATTCAGAATTCTACGAACATTTCCGGTTTCTCATCGCGGAACAATATCGTGCAATGATGCCGGGACGTCTCGTGTCTTTTCATTGCATGAATCTGCCAACATCAAAAGAGCGTGACGGAGTGATCGGGATAACGGACTTCCGCGGCGACTTGATTCGCATGTTTCGAGAAGCCGGATTCGTGTACCACTCCGAAGTCTGTATCTGGAAAGACCCCGTGACCGCGATGCAACGCACAAAAGCCCTTGGACTGCTCCACAAGCAGCTCAAAAAAGATTCGTGCATGAGCCGTCAGGGTATTCCTGATTATTTGGTGACAATGCGGAAACCCGGCGAGAATCCTGAGCGCGTGACCCATACTAACGACACGTTCCCTGTTGCGGTCTGGCAAAGATACGCTTCTCCTGTCTGGATGGATATTAACCCGTCAAAGACGTTGCAAAAACAATCTGCGCGGGAAGATAAAGACGAACGGCACATTTGTCCGCTACAACTTGAAGTAATCGAGCGAGCCGTTGAGTTATGGACTAATCCCGGCGATCTGGTGTGGTCGCCATTCGCGGGAATTGGTAGCGAGGGTTACGTGGCACTTCAAAAGGGCAGACAGTTTCGCGGCGACGAACTCAAAGAATCGTACTTCCGACAGGCCGTTAAGAATCTGCAATTCGCAGCGAAAGAAGCGAACAGGGATAAGTTATTCGCATGATCCGCATTATTCCTCAAGTCTGGAAAACGCATTCAGGTGAGAGACCGATCACCTATGCAATTTACTATCAAAACCGGTTCTGTGGATATGCGAGATGTTTCTGCAAGGCAATGCAAGCAGCAAAACTAATCGAGATGTCGATATGACCAAACGCTGTCCTAAATGTGAAAGTTTCCTGACCCTGGACGATTACGGAAAAGACCGCAATCAACCTGACGGTCTACG